CAACCCCCTTTCTTATTCTAGAAAGTCCGTTTCCTACATTAGTAGGATTTGGAATAATTTCTTCATCATTATTATCAGATATACCCGCACCAAATTGAATTTCCATTCGATTATCACTTCGAAGAGATGTTATAAATCTTTTAGAAGCTTTTTTTAATTTTAATAAACTAGGTGAAGATGATCTATATTGTACAAAATCAGGATCATTTTCTGCTAAGTTTGGAACTTCTTGAAAAACGGTATCTTGAGCTAAGTATGGAACTTCTGTCCACGCGTCGCCATCTGATTCAGTTATAGATACAATTTCTATAATATTTGTATCAGGTAATACTACTTTGTCATATGGCACTGGTGAACTAAATGTAAAATTAGCTGTTTTAATATTTCCAGATACAGCTTGAGCTTTCTTTTTTAACAAATAATATACCGGCAATTTAGTTGAATTATCAGATTCATAAATTGTAACTTCAGTAGGACTAAAAGAAGAAGAAAAACCAAAATCTATATTATCTAATGTTCTAAATACAGTATTACCACCTTGATCTTCTACTTGCATATCTGATTTTATAGATAATGCATAAGTAAAATCTGGTCTAACATTATCTCCAGTTCCTATTGCAGGAACTAGTTGATATACATCTAAATCAACAAAAGCAGGAACAGAATTATTTGGTTTATATCCTAATGATTTAGCTAAATCAAATATATTTCCACGTTCTTGAGCTTGATTTAATAATGATTCTCTTAAATTAGTATCTGTATAATAACTTAAAACATCACCAACATATGCAGCCATTTCCATAAATAACGAACCAGGCGACGATTCATTAAAATCGGTATAATCATTTGGAAAATATTGTCTAGTAAATTCTATTAAATTTTTTCTAAATTGAGTAAAATCTTTACCTAAATATGTTACATCTTTTTCTGTTTTCATGATATAATATTACCTTGAGTTCCTGAATCAGTTTCGATTGCAACATCACCATTTTCTGTAAGTGCTATTGTTATCGCCATGGGGTTTAATTCATTTGTTGAATAGTTTATTGTTACTTGTAAATTATGAACTAATGTAGGATCATCTTGATTTGTTACTACATTAATTTTTTCAATTGTTATATCTGGTAACCAAAAATTAATATCTCCTGATAAACTTTCTTGCAAGTCTTCTGTTAATTCACTAATACTTGGTTCAAATAAAAAATCTAATAAGTTAGTACCATATAATGGTTGTAATATGCGTTCACCTTTTCTAGTTAATAGTAAAGTTTTTAATCTAGCAGTTTCTTGTTGATTAGTTGTATATACAGTTCTAAATATAGCTGGATGATTAAATGAAAAATCCGCACCTAATCCTATTTCACTAACACCAAATGCATCATCAATCCCAACTATACGATATGCCATTATCTACCTTTCTTTTTATCCACTGCTTTCATTAAAGAAGAATAGTCTTTAGTCATTGCTTTTGCTACAGTATCATTAACTTGCAAAATTTTTCCTGTTTCTGGATCTTCTATTACTGCAGGTGCAGAAGATTGCCGCATCATACCAAAACCTTGTGCGTCTTTTGCTGTAAATGATAAATTATCATAACTTTCATTCATCATTTCTGCATAATTACCGACAGAATTATTTTCTGTTAATTGGGTAGTTTCATTTAAAATATCAGCAAAACCTGTTTTTTTGAATTTAGGATTTGATTTTTTAACCAATTTCTTTTTTGGCATTTTTTCTTCTTTTAATTCATTAACAGTTGATTGCAACCCTTCTTTTAAAATTTCAGATAATTCTTGTTTTATTACATTTCGTACTTCTTCACGAATTGTCTTTTTTAAAATTGTAAAAAATGTTTTTTGTTCCATAATAGTTTTATTTTTATATAAATATGTTAATTAATAATTTACACCAGTTCCCCAATCATCTCTACTTGGTTTTGGACCATACATCATTTTATTTGCAGTATCAACATAATAATCACCAGTTTTTCCTATATTATTATCTGGTGGAATGGTTTCTTGAAACACTTGACTAGGAGCTTCTTGTAATGAAGATAATAAATCTAATTGCCTATCTACTAATTGTGAAATTAATTCATTTCGTTGTGTTATATCATTATCCGACACATTTACAGTTTGATAAAATTCGGAATTTAAATCATCAGACAATCGATTTAATCGATCTCCTGTTATGTTATCCATTTCCGATCGAATATCATTTGATATTGATGAAGGTATATCAAATGACTCTGAATTACCACATACACTATTTAAGTTAATTAATGAGCCAGCAATATCTTTAGACATAGATTCTAGTCTAGATTGTAATTGACCTGGAATAACATTCAATTGATTAACAGCTGTTATTGCGTTTGCTATTGTAGTGTTTTGAACTTCAACTAGTTCGGCAGATATAACAGGCAACGCAGTTACCGGATTCAATATTTGAGCAGCTTTAATTGCAGCAGCTGCTGTAGTTGCAATTTGTAAAGCGGTTTGTACTTTTTCTACAATTGGTGGTATTTCAGTTTGTAATTTTTGAATTCCATCATTAAGATCATTTAATGTGTCTTTTGCCTTTTTTATTCTAGGATCATCACATTTACAATCATCGGGTAATTTTATTGTTTGTTTTAATAAACTTGTTGTATCAGATTGAATTTTATCTAATTGTTTATTTATTAAGTCAATAATCAACTGTATTAGTTTATTTGGTATAGTTGGAATTCTGTCTAATGGTGGTGTAACTGCCATAATATTATTTTATTTTATGATTACTTTTTATATCTTGTATACGTTTAGTTAATTTATTAAATTTTGATTGTGTAGATTTATCAAATATGCTAATTAATCCACCGCCACTTGTACCGGTTCGAATTGTAGATATCAAATCTGTTAATAATCTTGCTAATATATCGCCATATACCATTGACTCAGTAGCTGCATCATCACCAAGTCTTAACTCATCTGTATTAATTACAACTGATTTTTCACTATCTAATACTATAATATCCGATTTTGCTTTTAATATAACTCTATCTGCAACTCCTATAAATTGCGATTTTGCAAAATCTGATTCAGAAGGTTTTATTTTTTCAAGTGATCTATTTAATGTAAATTCAGATAATTTTTGCGTTGAAGTTAAATATAAAGAAGAATCATCTGTTTGTACATTTTCAACAATTAATTGTTTTTTATTTGCATCATTAGCTGGTCTTGTTGATGTATTTGATAATATAATTATAGGATCATTATTATTATTTCCAACCCATGGAGGTTGTACGTGATACCTGTTCTCATTTGAATTTGAAGTGCTACCAAGTCTAATACGGTTGCCATGTCGTCCTTCTGTAATAGTATCTCCTTCATATGGTTGTAATGGAGCTGTTGCAACAGTTTTATCAAAAGTAACACCTGGTTCTATATTATCAATTTCTGTTTGTGTTAATTTATTAGACAGACCAGGCAACATGTTATGTGATATTGCAGACTGTAATGCTATATTACTAATATAATACCAATTATTACTAGTTCCTCCGGATTCTCGATTTGAACTGTATTGATTAGGAGCATATATTAATAATACATGTTCTCCAACTAATGGAATTGTTTTATTATTAATATTTAATGGACGAGCATATGCTGGATATTGATCATATATATCATCATATAATCTAACTTTAATTGAAAATAAATTTGCTCCTAAAGATTCATCATCTTCAGTTTTAAAATTATACGTATAATTTGTTTCTAAAACTTCACCAAAATTAAACTCCATCAGAATCCTTTTTTAATTTATCTTTTGCAGTTTCTATTTTTTTATGTAATTGTTTTTCTTCTTCTTCTATAGAATTTAATTCAGATTCTAAGTCCCCAGTTAATGTATCGTCAGCAATTTGTAATAATTGCTTTTTTTCTTCATCACTTAATAAACTATCAGATCCAACTATAGTTTGTTTAGTAGAAATATAACGTTGTACTATAGCAGTTAATTTTACTAGATGATCATCATTTTTAACTGATACTTCTAGATATTCTTTTATTAATGGAACTATTATAGTAGCATCAGATGAACTACGTATTAGTGGCTGTAATTGAGAAATTAATTGATTTATTTGTCTAGATGTTCTTTTTGAATTGTGATATACGTCAGACATTAAATCAGAAAACGAAACTCCTTTAAATATTTCTTCATTATTATCCATAATATGATACTTTAAATATAAATATCAAAAAGGTAATTTTATGAATTCTGTTTGTTCGTACTCTTTAAATTTATGTTCGTATATTTGTTTTAATATTTTAATTACACGTGTAATATTATTAGTTTGCAATCCGGTTCGCTCTCGGATAAATACATATAATGCTTTTTTATTAAATTCTTCTATTGTTTCTCTTGTTTCAAATATATGTAAAACTGAGTCTGCTACATGTATATCTGTCGCATTATTAAAAATAAAATTTAGATTATTTTGACAATAATCTATATACGCATCCATAAAATGTTTTAATGTAATTTTCATTTCATCATTATGAAGTTCAATTAATACATTACGACTTTCGTCAATATTTATTGGTTGTGATTTTTGTTTTAATTTAACATATGCTTTTTGATTTTCTGCAATTAAATAATTAAAAGACGATCTTGTATAATATGAATATGCTTTTCCATTTTCAGGATTAAATTTATCTAATCTTGCAGTTAAATATGTAACTAAATCTGTTTGTAAATCTTTAAATGTAGAATCAATATATCCTGGTTTCATTTTATTAATAAGATTTTCTGCAAGTTTCATTAATGCGGGATATATAAATCTTCTATATATTCGTTCTCTCAATGCTGGATTATCTAATGTGCGATTATACGCCGCAATTGATAATTCTGTTATTTTAGTCCAATATCTATTACTCTTTTTCTTCTTCCGGCCCATCAAATTCTCCTTTTAATTCATCAATAACTTGTTTTAACATTTGAAATGTAGTTCCTGCTTCGTCTTCATTTTCAAATGCTCCTATTTGGTCAATTTGTTTCATAGTGTTATAAGCTTTTTCTATTTTATCATACATGTAAACATTGGTTTTTTCAACGTCAACATAATAATCTTCTATATCTGCTAATAAACCTGCTAGTATATATGCACGATAACTCATATAACCTGCAATACATACAAATATAATACATAATATAATTAATAAAATCATAATTAATCTTCTTTAAATGAACTAAAAATATCCGAAATAGACTCTTTAATATTAGGATTAGAATCTGCTAAATTCTTCAATGCATTAGATTTAGTAGTTTTAGATTTTTCAGATGTTTTAACAGGAGCTCCATTTTTATGATTTCTCCATCGTTCATATTCAATTTGAGCAGCCATATGATCTGCATGATGTAATATTACTGGCAAATTAGTTTTTAATTTAGCTTGTGCTGATCTTGCAATAAAATATGGTTTATTAGCATC